ATTTACAGAATATGTCGAGAATAATGCTCGCTGCTGCTAGATACACAGAAGAGCATAACGCACCTATGGCAGGTTTGATTGAAAAGTTCAATCTAGGCAAAGGTGAGTTCCAATTAACAATTCCAAAAGTAGGACAGATGGATGCTGAGGACTTAGTAGAGGGTGTTGATATGGTTGACAGTGAAGACATTGATGTCTCCACAGTTACAGCTACAACAGCTGAAGTAGGTCTTAAAGTAATCATAACTGATACTTTGGTACAACAAAACAACGAAGATGTATTTAGAATCATTGGTCGCCAGATGGGTGATGCAATGGCTCGAAAGAAAGACACAGACATTATTGCACTTTTTGGAAGCCTAAATGGTGGAACAAAACTAGGTGCTGATGGTGCAGACCTTTCACTTGCAAACGCATCTGCTCTAATTGCAAATGCAAAAGCAAACAAGTTTGGTAACGATCTTTTCGTAGTACATCACCCAAATGCTATTTGGAAACTTGCATCTAGCATTGGTAACACGTTAGCAACATACCCACTACCTGACGCATTCAATAACCCAGCAGTAAGCGATTACTATACTGGTGTTAAGATTGCTGGAGTACCTTTCTTTGAAGATGGTAACATCGAGAAAGTATCTTCAGTTGATTCAGGTATCGGAGTTATTGCTGACAGAACTGCAATGGGACACCTTGCTGCACGAGAAAGAAGAGAGGAAAGAGATAGAGATATTTCTTTGCGAGCTTTTGAAGTAGTAGTAACAGAAGACTATGCAGTATTTGAAGTAGACGACACCAAAGGTGCTGGCGCACAGTATGAAATTGGTGATCCAACAACTTCAGCTTAATAGATAAATAATAGTTCAGGAGGCTTTTATGGCACGAGACGCAACAATGAGTATGTCAGTAGGGGGAGTAAAAAAAATAACCCTTTATCAAAAGATGAAAACAACAGAAGGTGAGATATGGGCAGAACATCCTAACTTGCCAGCAACATTTCTTGATGTATACTTGAAACGTGGATTTGTTAAAAATCCTCCTGAACCTAAAAAGGCAGAATCTAAAACTCCAGAGAAAAGCGATGTAACGATTACCGAGTCGCCTAAAATCGGTGATCGCAGGATTTAATAGCCTGTTAAACTAGGAAAAACAGAAAGAGAGTTTCAATATGTCTTTCCCACATACAATTTATGGTAAGTTTGGTGACGAAAAAGAAACTAGCACAAGTAAGCGAAGAGCTTTAGGAACTGTGTTAGAGTTGCCAGATGGTCGACAATTCAAGTACGCATTGAATGGTGGAAGTGAAATCACTTCAGGTAAACTTGTTGCTTCAAAAGTAATGGTAGCAAATCACGACATGGACTTGGTAACAGCAGTTACTGCTGCAGGTTCACAAACTGTAACAGTTACTTTAGGTAACACAGCTACTACTTTGAATCAGTACCAAGATGGTTATCTTTACACTAACGATGGAACTGGTGAAGGTCAGATCTACCGAATCAAAAGTAACCCAGTTGCTTCAGGTAATGCAACTTGTGAAATAACACTAGACGACAATGACAAAATTGCAGTTGCTTTAGATGGCACAACTTTGTCAGGTCTACTAGAAAACCCATACAACGAAGTTGTTGTTAGTCCAACATCAGTAACTTGTAGGACTGTTGGTGTAACAGCTACAGACCTTGCAGCTAGTGAATATGGATATGTCCAAACTAAAGGACTTGCTTCAGTTCTAGTGAGTGGTACAGTAGTCGCAGGTGAACACCTAAGAGTTGCTGGTGCTACAACTGCTGGAGCTGCAATGGCTCTTGACAGAGATGGCTCAGGTGAGAACGAACAAGAAATTGGTGTAGTTCACAACGTAGTTGCAGTAACAACAGATTACTGTTTAGCTTTCTTGAACATAGACTAATAAATATTTAGGAGAACCTACATGGCTAAGAGACAAATATACTTACCAGTATCAGAGGGTAGGAAACTTGGATTGAAGCAAGTAGGTTCTTCTAAAGATGTATCTAGGATTTTAGGATCTGCTGAAGAAGAAACTTTTTATGTTGGACCACAAAACAAACCTGTATATATACCAGGTGCAAGTAGATTGACTGGTGGTCAGCTTCAAGAGTTGTTGCATAAACAAACAGAGATAGCAGAGAAAGAGGCAAAGCAACAAGCAAAGAATAAACCTAAAGAAGTTTCTAAAGCACAACTAGATGATTTAAAAGGGGCGATGAAATCTATAGCCGAATGGCGTAGACAAAGAAGAAACACAAGGTAGGTAATTGTGGCTGCTATACAAAGTAGAACAAGAGAACAAATAAGAAGAGCTGTTGCTGCTAACTTAGACCAACTACCATCAAGTTCTGCAACTGGCAATGGTAGTACGACTACATTGCTAGACACAACTTTGATTGGTGGAGATGACGAGTACAATGGTGGGTGGTTAGTATTTACTTCAGGAACAAATGATGGACTTATAAGGCGTGTTACAGACTACACAAGTAGTTCAGGTACATTTACATTCTCCCCTGCTGCCTCTGCAAGCACAGCGACCAACGACACATATGAATTTTGGAGATCAGAGTTTCCTCCTGCAAGAATACACGAACTAATAAACGAATCTATCATACAGAGAACACCTAGAGGTTTGATACATGATGAAGACATAAGTAATCATGGACACAGAAACGACAGTAGATATAGTATTCCTTCAGATATGATTGCAGTTTCAGCGATTGATTATAGATATGCTTATGATTCAGAACAGATACAAGATGCAAATGTAGTATGGTCTGAAGTGGTAGATGGAAATGTAACACTTACTGCTGACACAGAAGATTTCAAAGCAAACAATGCTTCACTAAGAATACAAACCAATGTTGGAGGAACAGTATCTAATGGTGATGTATTAGCAGCTCAGGCTATAACAAGTACAGATTTACGCAGAATGGATGCAGTAGAGTTTTTCTTCAAGTCAACAACTGCAACAAGTGCTGGTGATTACACGTTGAACTTAAGTAGTTCATCAAGTCTAGGAACGATTACAGAAACACTAAGTATTCCAGCAGTAGCTGCTAGGACTTGGACATACTGTAGAGTTAGTTTAGCTAATCCAGAATTAGATGGTGCTATTATTTCTGTAGGTATTAAGGCAGTTAGCACTAATACAAGATACATATATATCAATGACATCAAAGCAGTAAACACAGAGTCTGCTGTATTCAATAGATTATGGTCAGGTTCATACAGAATAGACAGAGAAGGTAGAGAGGTATTTCTTACTGAGCAGGCAAGAAAAGAAGTAGGTTACAGTTTGATAAGAATGGTTGGTTACAGGTTACCAGTCTTGTTGAATGCAGATGCTACTGCTTGTGAGATAGATCCATCACTTGTAACTGCAAGAGCAACAAGTAAAGCCTTGTTTACTTTGGCTAGAGGAAGTGTAACTGATCCTGATGATAATGATAGACGAGCTGCGTATTTTGAAGGAGTGGCATCGCAGTCAGAACAATCTTTACCGATATTGAAACCTGGCACTAAGATGGTGGACTAATGGCATCAGTAGTAAACAAAAACGAAATATTATTAAACAGTCAAAGATATAAAATAACAGGACCAGTTCGTAAGACGTTAGTCAGTATTGCAGCACCTAGATTTACTATTGGTGACACACAAAGAGGTGCAGATCCGAGAGCATCTATACTTACACAAAACGATTTTAGAGGTGGTATAGGTTGGGAAAGAGGATTAGATCCAGGCACAATAGATAGAGTATGGTGGTCTACTTGTCAGACTAGGTACAAAGGTCACTTGTTGTTGCCAAGAAAACTAAATGCAGCCACTTCTGCTTTATCAGATGGTACTGCAATATCAGGTTCTGTAATATCTATTATCGGTTGGCAAAGTTCTGCAGCATCACAAGAAGAAATATATGCAGTATTTGGTGATAATAAAGTTTACAAGTACAACAATGCAAGTGATAACTGGGGATCAGCAAGTTTAAAAACACTTACAAATCCTACTGAAGAGGCTATTGTGTTTAGAGATTCTACTGCGTCCTATTTAATATTTGCCAGGGGAGATTCAGGATATACATACTCAACAAATGGGACTGACTACACAGATAAAGATGCTTCATCTGATGTAAAAAACAAAGTGGCATTCTTTACAATTTGGCATGGACAGTTGTGGGGTATAAAGAAAGATGGAACATTATTACAATGGGCATCAGGACCAACTGCACTTGCTACAGTCAAGGCACAACTACCATTACCAGATGATTCAGTTACAGAACTGTTGGTATATCGAGATGCAGCTGGTAGTCCTATCATATATGCAACAACTAAGGTTGGATTATGGGCATACGATGAAACAAATAACAGGTGGGAAGAAACAGAACTTCGTGTACCATTTCATGAGGCAGGTGGTAAAGGTGCTATAGTTTGGAGAGACTCAATATATTTCCCAGCAGGTAATGCTTTGTATAGATACCAAACAGGTTCAAATACAGCAGTTGTGAGTTTAGTTGGCTTTGATAGAGACCATGGATTGCCATCGGGATATGCTGGGGAAATAACAAAACTTATAGGTACTCACAATGATTTATTAGTTCTTTTGAATGGTGATATTACACAAGAATATTCTATTTTCCCAACTGGTAGGCAGTCATCAGGTGTTGGTGGTACATCTCCAGTAGTATCAGGTAAAGGTAAATCAGCTGTATTAGGTTGGAATGAAGGTGCATGGGAAGTGTTATGGGCAGGAGAGAACAACTTGCCACTTACATCAGGTCATGTAGGTTCTGCATACAATAAATACAGACTGTGGTTTGGGTTTGGTAGTGTTGTGTACTGGATAAAACTGCAAACAGATATTATAAATCCAGATCAAATAGAAGACTTCCAGTACGATACTGGTGGTGGAACTATGGAAACACCATACTTTGATGGAGGAGATGCTGCAGGTAATAAGACTGCTGTGTCACTACGAGCTATAACAAGTAACTGTTCTACAAATGTTAACATCCAGGTAGAATATGCTACAGATTTTAATGAGTCATATACAAGTATGGGAACTATTACAACAAATGGAGTTACAACTTATACATTTGGATCTGGTGCAGGTGTAGAGTTTTCTTCAATAAAGTTTAGGATTACTATGTCTAGCAATAACTCGGCAAGTAGTCCTGACTTGAACTTGTTGGAATTAAGATTTAGAGAGAAGATTCCTCCTAAGTTTGGGTTTAGTGTCAATATAGACGCATCTAAATCATTTGCTGGGAAAACAGTAAAAGAACAAATAGATAATATAACCACAGTTATAAATACTAATACGTTAGTAGCGTTTACGTATAAAGACAATGACTCAGATAGAACTTATAATGTAGACTTAGTAGCAGCATCTGGCTTTGAGTATACTGGTTTGGATGAGAGAGGACAGATGCAATTACAGTTAGTTGAGTTATAATGGCAACAAGTATCGCAGAAATACCAACACCTGAATGGTGGGTAGGAAGTGGACCAGAATACCTTTGTTGGCAAGCTCTGCTAAAATTAGGGTTGAAGCCTGATATAGATTTTCAATATCAGTCTCAACTAGCAGGAGGAAGACAGGACAAGGGGGGTAGGGTTATAGATTTCTTAATCTTTAATCCACCGAATATAGCAATAAATGTTCAAGGAGTGTATTATCACTACGAGAAAGGAGCAGCTGTAAGACAGTCTGACATATTGACGAGAGCGTTTCTGGCAACAGAAGGGATTAATCTTATATTTATCGATGAAGATGATTTGATAGATGATCCAAGAAGGATAGTAGCTGATGCTCTAGCAGGTATAGATAGATCGAGAGCTGGAAGATAAATTATGGCAATGACATTAACAGGGTTTGTATTTGACTCTTCAGGAAACGCAGTTTCTGGAGCAACAGTACAAGGTTATGTAAGTGCAGACAACGCAACTACTACAGCTGAAAGTGCAACAACTACAGACTCAAATGGTAAATGGAGTATAACTACTTCAACTGCAGCACGAATACCAATGGATGTAAAGATTACATTCGGTGATAGTGTACGTTGGTTGAAAGCAGGAGATAGTATAAACGTCTCTAAACTAACACTAACAGATACTCTAACTGTTGGTGAAGATGACGTAGGATTTGATGTAACTTTCCATGGTGCTTCAGCAGGAGCTGCCATGATCTATGACGCATCAGAAGATACTCTTGAAATCAGAGGACCTTCGGCTGATGCAACTACAAGCACAGGTAAACTACTACTAACAACTGCGTTAACAGATGTAAATGCCAATGATGTACTAGGTGATATAACATTCAAAGCTCCCTTAGAAGCTGGTGGAACAGATGCCATAACTGCTGCTGCTTCTATAACTGCTGTTGCACAAGGTACATTTGCTGCCGACTTAAATGCAACAGACTTAGTGTTTAGTACAGGATCATCAGGAGCTGCAACAGAAAAGTTTAGATTTACTAGCGATGGTGAACTAGGAGTAGGTGGAACTAACTATGGTTCTAGTGGTGATGTACTAACATCTGGTGGTGCAGGTTCAGCTCCTAGTTGGCAAACACCAACAACAGGTGATATAACAGGTGTAGCAGCAGGAGTAGGTTTGTCAGGTGGTGGTACTTCAGGAGATGTAACACTTACTTTAGATTTATCAGAATTATCTGGAGTTACTCCAGCAAATGGTGATTCATTAGCAACATTAGACTCGGATGGATCTACAGAACAACTTACAACTATAGCAAACCTAGCAACATTATTTGCAGGAACAGGTTTGACTGCATCTTCGTCTGTGTTGAGCGTAGATGATGGTACAGCTTCTGCTAAGGGTGCTGTAATTGTGGCAGGAGGAAGTGGAATTACTGTAAGTTATAGTTCAGGTACTGCTACTGTAGCAGGAGATGATGCAAGTACATCTGCTAAAGGTGTTGCACAATTTAGTTCTGATAACTTTGCTGCATCTAGTGGTACTATAACAATCAAAGATGGTGGTATAGTAACAGCAGAATTAGCAGCAGACGCAGTTACAGGTGCAAAAATAGCTGATGACGCAATAGATAGCGAACACTACACAGATGGTTCAATAGATACTGCTCACCTAGCAGCTGATGCTGTAACAGGTGCTAAGATAGCAGATGATGCGATTGATAGTGAACATTATACTGATGGATCTATTGATACAGCACATATTGCTGACAACAATGTTACAGCAGCAAAAATATTTGATTTGGCTAGAGGTAGTATTCTTTATGGAAACTCTAGTGCAGCAACAGCAGAACTTACGAAGGGTAGTGCTAATACAGTATTGACATCTGATGGTACTGATATTTCTTGGGCAGCAGCTGGTGGAGGAATTGGAAAAGCAGTTATATATAGATTAACGAGTAGTTTTACAGGAGATGCTGATCCTATTGCATCAAACCTTGAAAAAGATGATACACGTGGAGATAGTACACTTGGTGATAGTGAAGCTTTGGGATTAAGTTCTGGTGTGTTTGATTTTGGAAATACTGGCACAGGAACTTATTTGATACAAGCACACGCATTTTTTGGTTCAGGAGCAGCTGATGCTGAAACTAACCTAATGATAGAAGTAGCAACTGATGGAAGTACATTTGAGCAAGCTAGCACTTCACAGGGTAGTGTTTACAATAGTAGTGCAAGGTCTATGTTAACTGCTAGTTACCTTTTTCAAGTAACGAATACTACTAACGATAAAGTGCAATTTAAAATTAGTGGTAATAGTTCTAGTAACACTATTTTTGGAGACACAAATATAAACTATACATACTTTACATTTATAAAGTTAGCCTAGGGGGTATATAACATGGATATGACAACAGGTAGACCGAATCATATAGAAGATGTTCTTGTAACATTGAACACAGGACAATGGTTTAGTTGGTCAGATAGCTCAAATAAAGTTTATGCAAACTTAACAGTTGCTAGTGGTCACAGTAAACCTACAGAGTCAAGTTTGAATACAAAGTTAGCCGAACTACAAGCAGCCTGGGATACAGAAAATGCTGCATATAGGCTCAATAGAAAAGCAGAATACCCTAGTATTGGTGACCAGTTAGATATGCAATACCATGACGCAGTAAATGGTACAACTACATGGCAAGATGCTATTGCAGCAGTCAAGAGTAAATATGCAAAATCTTAACAGATAGGTTATCATTATAAGAAACTATCAAGGAGATAAAAATGGCAGAGGCGAAACAACAAGCCGACAACGTACAAATAACATTAGCAGATTTACAAGTAGTTATGACTGAATATCCAGAGATAATCAAGCCACTAAAAATAGCTGCTATGGCTAGAATAAAAAACGAAGAAACGAGTAAAAAAGGTAAGAGGTAATGCCACCTAAAGGTTGGACAGGTTCATCAAAATTAAAAAGAAATGTACACAATGCTATTGTGCGTTCTATTGCAAATGGAAACTGGATACCTACTGCAGCTAAAGCAGCCAACTTAGATCCACAAACAGTAAACACCTGGATACAAATAGGTAGGGGAGAGCATCCAACTAAGCCAGCAGTAGAACCTTTTGTTTCTTTCGCAGAGGATGTACAGAAAGCAATGGCACTTGCAGAAGAAGGTTTGGTAGCACAAGTAAAAGACTCTGATGACTGGAGGGCAAAGGCTTGGTTATTAGAACGTGGTCCTGCTAGAGATAGATGGTCACAGAATATATTAGTAAATGCCCAAATAGCACCAGCTGCAGCAATACTTGATAACTTGCGAAGTAGAGCAACTGCTGTACAATCAGAGGAGAAAAAAGAAATAGAACCTTTGGACTTGCCCAAGCAAATTGAAGCCAGAGCGAAGATGGTGAAGGAGGAAAAAGATGGTAAAAAAGTATAAAGCCTATGATGATGTAGTGAAACGAGCAAAAAAAAGAGTTATGAAAACCATACCAAAGGTAAAAATTAGAACACCAAGGAGTAGATAATGCCTTATCACACAACAAAGAAAAAGAAAAAAAATAGTGGAATGAAAAGAAAAGGAATGGGAATGAAGTCTAAGCCAAAGACTAAAACAACAAGACGATCAAGGTACTAAAATGAAAGTTAAGAATGTTAACATAGATTCTTTAACAAAAAGACAACAAGCTTCCATGAAAAGACATGGCAAACACCACACTTCCAAACATCTCAGAGAAATGGTAAAGGCTATGAATAGAGGCAAAACTTTTACGCAGTCACATAAATCTGCTATGAGAAAAGTAGGAAAGTGATAGGTGACAGAGTGTTTAGTTTTATATTGTTTATAGCAATGCTAATCACTTTATTATTTATAGGAGAAATGTAATGGCTACTAAAAGAAAATTTAAAAGAGTACCAAAAACAAAAGCAGGAGTGCCTAGAAAATATGTACGAGGTTCAAAAAATCCTAGAGCAACCGAGAGAGAAATAAAACGAACTGCTAGATTGTACAGGCAGGGAAAACTTACACCTAAAATGATGGATGCAATCTCTAAAAGGAGAAGTAAAAGTGGTAAAAAGAAAAAGTAAATCTACAACTAAAAGGGGAAGTAAAGCTGCTACTATAAGTAAGTATAGTAAATCAAGTGGTATTTCTAAAAACACTTTAGAAAAAGTTTACAAACGTGGACTTGGCGCATACTACTCTTCAGGTTCAAGACCTGGTGTTTCTGCTCATCAATGGGCAGCAGGAAGAGTTAGAAGTTTTGCTACAGGAAAAGGTGGAGCTAGAAAAGCAGATGCAGACTTGATTAGAAAGAAAAGGAAATAATGCCAAAAGGAAGAAAAGGTTACTCAAAAAAACAAATGAAAATAGCAAGAGTAGCATCACCAAGAAATAAAATTACTGCTGCTGACTTCAGAAAACTAAGAAGGGGTAAACGTAAGTAGTGGCTAGGGAAAGAGATCCAAGACTAAAAAGGGCAGGTGTATCAGGATTTAATAAACCTAAACGTACACCTGGACATCCAACGAAATCTCATGTCGTTGTTGCAAAGTCAGGGGGTAAGGTAAAGACTATTCGATTTGGACAACAGGGTGTTAGAGGTGCAGGTAAAAATCCTAAATCAGCTAAAGATAAAGCAAGAAGAAAATCATATTACGCAAGACACAATGCACAAGATCCTAACCCAAGTAAGTTGAGTGCTAGGTATTGGTCACACAAGGTTAAGTGGTAGAATGGTAGACAATAAAGAAAATCCTAAGTCAGAGAAGAGGGAGAAAGATGGGAATGTAAATCTAACTGGAACACAGTTAATAACATTCTTAATATTTTTCCCAATCGTAGTAGTGTGGTTGTTCCTCGCTGCTAGAATAGTCTGGAGTGCATCAAGTAATCCTGAAACCTTAGATTCTATCGAAGGATTATTGACAGCTTTGGCAGTTTTGTCGCTGCCTGTAGCTGGTGGACTTTCAGAAATACTCAGGGCATATGCTGCTGAGGTAACTGACAAGAAAAAAGGAGATGACTAATGAAGATAACATTTAAGTCACGAACATTTCGGTTTCCTAAAATATATATACCGAAAATTAGAGCGAAACTCAGTCTTCCAGTATTGCAGATGGCTGTGCCACGCATTTCTACGAAGTTAGGTTTAGGAGATAACTTCAGAAAAATTATGGGCATATCATTGTCTTTAGCAGGTTTGATAATAGTTGGTTCTATTTATTTTGCTATTGCAGGAGTAAATCAAGCACCTATCTTTCCTCAGTCTGCGACATACGATATGAACGAAAACACAACCAGTGTCCCAGTAGGTAATCAAGGTTCTGAGATGACTCAAACTCTTGATTTAAATATAGGTGGTGCTAGGATAGAGTCAATTATTATTGATGACATCAACGTAGGTAGTACAACTATTACCGACTCACTAAAGATATTCGCAACAGGCGCTCATTGGATAGAGGTAGATGAATTACTGATAGACAATCTTACTGCACCTGACTTTGTGCTAGGCTCTAGTGAGATCTATGAGTTAGTTGTTAAAGACAACAAGGCTGATGGTAACTCATTCTCCCCTACCCTAACCAATGGGATAGCAGATATAACACTTGCTTCTACTCGTGGTGCAATAGACTTACCTGCGATTACAGGTTCTGATTATGACCGAATAATAATTGAAACAGCAGGTGCTAATGCACAGATAGGCAAGTTACACATCAAGAACTTGAAGGCGTATGACGAAGGCATTGTCTTGAATAACCTCAAAGTAGGTAAACTGACGATACAAAATTCAAGCATAGGTGATGGTGATGGTATAGATAGTGCAGACTTTATTATCCAATCAGATACTAAGATTGCACAGTCTACATTGACCAACAATGCTGAAGTACCGATTAGCGTAAAGTAGTTCTATTATGATGGGTAAACTAAGACCACAGATATTTCTAGCGATAATTGTCCTAGCTGTTTTATCTGTGGTTGGTCTATATAAAGGGCATAACGAGATTGCTAGTGGTGCTATTGGTGGCATCATTGCTCTAGGTATGAAAGTCCTAGAGTCAGAATAAACTATCCCCTAAGTTTTGATTTATTATTTTTTCAAGACAATAATTTTTGTGTTGACTTTTTTTATAGATAATATGATGTATTTACGTTTAAAATTATTCAATAAATTGAATATAAAATAGTTGTGATAGAATATTACCAGGAAGGAGAGTAATATGTTCAACAGTATAGCAAGTCTTTTCTTAAGCAAAGAGAAGAAAGTATTATTAGATCTAGCAATGCACATAGTTCAGTCTTTAGATACTAAAGAAGAACGATTAGCTGCAGCCAATACAGTAATTCAAGCTTTAGAAGATGGCAAGATTACAACTATAGAGTGGACCAAGATAGGCAAATCTCTTGGTGTATTTGGTAAAAAGTAATAATCTGATACAATAATTTTACAGACACTAAACCTTAACTTTCTAGTTTTATAACAACATCCTTTAGTAAATAAGACGACAAAAAGTTTTCTAATCCTTTTGGTTTAGTGTCTTTTTTTTTAAAAGAAAAAGGCAGTAGCGAGTAAGAACTACTGCCCTTTTACATCAAGAATGATGTGGAACTATCTTTAGTTTACCACACAAATATTACCAAAGCACCGCAATCTCTACCCTACCCTCTTCAGGCTCTGCATTTATTTTTGTTGCTTGTATCTTCCATACTTGGTTGTCATCATACCACATACCTGCGTCAGTCAAAGCATCTTTGATAGGTTTTATCAAGTTATCTGTGTCTGGAATCTTTACATGAGGCTGTCCTACCTGTTTGGATATGGCTTTCTTTGACGTTCCCTTCGCCAGAGGCATGTGTATAAGAATGTTTACCTGTACTGGTATACCTTTGTCAGCTGTAACCCCCTTAGAATTGATTTCTTTCCTACTTTCGAGTGTTACTTGTTCCATCCAACTTCTTACTCCAGGGTTGTTGAATGATCCCTTTCTAGTGTGTGTAATTGATTTAGGTTTTGGTCTACCTGGTATAGTTATAAAGTATTTTAGTTTAGTGTCTGTCATTTTTTTTCAACTCTTCGATTTCTTCAGTTTTCTCTTGTATAGCTTTTTGACATTGGTCTGCTGCATTCTTTATTGCTAGTTCGTCTGCAATGTGTCGAGTTGCTAGGTCATGTAAACGACTCGCAAGTTTATTTGAGGAATCATACCCTAAACTATATTTTTGTAAAAGGATACGTTCATCATCATTTAATAAATTTTTAGTTGGTCTTAATGACTCCATCCTTTTTAACTCTGTATCATAGTTGTCGGATTTTTTTTGTAAATCTTCTATTTCTTTTTCTAATTTATCTATTTGTACTTTTACAAATTCATCTACTTGTGGATAACTAATTTGCAAATTTAAATTTGTTTTATATGTATTATTGATAGCTGATTTCAAAGCATTTCTTGATCTTGGATCTTCCATTTCATCCATGAAGTGATTTTTTATAGCTTTGCTTTTAAACTTTAATTTAATTTTATTATCAGTTACTATGGGTGTTTCTACATTTCTCAGTAAAGCACTAATATTATATTGTTTGTTTGATACTCCTTGTGTTTCATCTAAAACATTCTCCCATAACACTTCATCATATCCTTTATTTTCAATTAATTTTTTTGCCATATCATTCTCCTTTATCCAGTATAGCTTTCTACAAAGTCATCATTGTATCTGCAGCAACGACAATGTTTTTCTTTTGTTGTGTCATATCCTAAGTAATCTGTTATCTTGTACATGGTAGATCCATCCTCTCCTTGCCTAACACAATCTATAACATAACCACGTTTCCTCAACTCTGACACTCTAGCAGTTGGTTGTTTAGCTTTAGAAACACTTTCAAGTTCTTCTCTAGTATGCCACTCCCCATCAGATAACAGATCATAGATTGCTCTCATCTGACCATTCCATCTGTTGTAATCCTTTTCGTTTGCCTTGAAAGGATTGAGTTTTTCTAAGTTCATTTGTAATTGTTGTTCCATCATTCTATTTCTCCTTAAGTTTAGAATTGATTCCAAAGTTACTTGGACAGTTTATTTCCCTGCGATTTGGAATAGTTTTCCCCATCACAAGCATCACAAGGTAGTATAGTTTCTTCCTTGCATGGTCCATATTGTGGTCCATAAATACATTCCTTATAGTTCCATACCTTTCTTATTTTGTTTTCTAGTCTATAAAATTCTCCAAGAAATACAGGGTACTTATCTCCATGTGGATCAAGTGTCTGCACTTTCTTTTGCAAATCTCTTAGAGGTTTACAGGCATGACTAATATCTTGTGGTATTGTTTTCACAAATGGTTCTACGTTAGCCATCCTGACATCTCATCTTTCTGATTACCTATGTTAGACCAAGTTCTTGGTGTGCCATTTGATCCATAGAATAGTTTACCCTCATTCATTCTAAGAGTATTGTTTATATGTTTGTCAGTCTTATCTAATGCCTCAGCTAATTCTTTAGCAGTCTGTGCAGGTTTAATTCTTAGTTGTTCTATAATCTGTTGTGCTACAGGCATCTGTGAGTTGACCAAGTCACTAGAACTTACATCTTCTGCATAGTATTTGATACCAGAATTAAAATCTATTCTGTAATTCAATGGTTCATGTAACTGACCATCATTAGCTTTGTCATGTCGCAATGCTACGAACACTTCGTTCTGTCCAGGTGTTTGGTCCTTGACTAATTCCCAATAGTTCCTCGCCTGATTCCACCATTGAGCCACACCTGATGGACCACGACCTGCATTGTCTTTAGGTTTGTGGGCGATAGTAAGTACAGTTACTCCCCAACTTGCACAAGCATTGAAGAATGGAATGACTGATTCTTCTGAATTAGTTTCTCCACCTACTGCTCTTGAAGCTGAGTCAATAATAACTAGACCTATTTCTTTTGAAGCTATCGTATCGTATAGATCAGAAGCAGCATCTGTAATAGGGGAGTACATTTTCTTGTACAATATCTTACCCTGTTCTATTTGCATACCTATTGATTCTACAAGTTGTCTTCTTCTTTGTGCCTGTGTATTGGCAGTAGACTCGTAGTCTAAAAACAAAGTAGCTTTAGGAGGTTGACCTGTATTCATACCTGGTAGACATGACTTGCCATAACTAAAAGATACTGCAACTGCCATAGCCAATAATGATTTTGTTGATCCACCATCGGCAGCAATTATGTTATGTTCGTTGGCTTCAACAAGAGGTGCAAGTGCGTAGACTGCAGGAGTAGGATTACTTACTTGTGCTAAGTCAGTAAGAGGCTCTCCTATCTCTATTGTTTTACTTACTGCTTCCTCAACTAAAGCTAACCTAGCATCCCAGTTTCTATCAGGTAATCTTTTGTTAAGACTCCTTATCTGTGACTCTGTGTGACTGGTAGAGTTTAGATTCCAACCCTTACCAGTCAGTAGATTCTGCACCTTGCTCTTCGCAGATCTCCTGTAAACCACAGTAAGTGTAGCTTGAAGATTCTTACCAGTTCGAGTTAGATGAGCAATCATAATTCTAATAATTTCTTTAGTTGTTTCATCTTGCCAAGTAAACATATGAGTACCAATAGTGTTCTTGGTGTACTCTGGCTCAGGAAAATCTTGTTCTCCTCTCGTTGGCATACCACTTGGTGTTTCTATTCCATGTTCTTCTGCTAATGCTTTTGCTGCATTGAATGGTGTGATTTCTTTTTCCATTCTATATTCCTTTCCATACATTCTTGTACTAATTTTATTACATCGCCTCCAATATTACATCTTCCAAAGCACCTCCAGGTTTGTGTTTCTGTCCACACAACAAACGATCTACCGAACTGTTCATCGTGTAATGGACACTTACCAGTTAGAGTATTACCCATGCCTTGCAAGTCAGTTATCATTTCAGCAACGTCTAAGATATTTACGTGGTTTTTAACTCTATCAAAAAAGCTACCACCAAATCCAGTTTTTTTTGTTTTTATTTCTCCCACCCTATCATTCGATACCCAAAACTCTGGTTGAGTTTCCCATTTTGGTATTGGGCAAGGTCTGATATTCCCCTCTAGTTTTGGTCCATGTTTCTTTATCATCTTCATTTCATAAAATGATAAGTGCAACCATCTTAATTGTGATAGTGTGTACTGTCCATGTGGACACTCCTCGCATGGATCTGCATGTTTCATTACGTCTATGAACGTAACTTTAGAATCATTATCCATAGTGAGAGGAGCATCCGAACATTGTAAACATTTACTTACTCTAGTCATTGACTACTATCCCTGTTGTTCCCAACCATCTTCAGCTTGTGGAATTTCTCCACGCAACCTCTGGAATAATTCAATCAAACTCCAAGAGTTAAAGTCTTGAATATCATTGAAGTTTTCAAATGGTACACCTCCACTAGCAGATGCTACAAATCCATACAGCCAAGTTTTCATCGCCTCTTTATGTACTTCTTCTCCATACTCTTCTTTGAGTTTTCCACTAGTCAACATACTACCAAGTTGATTGAATGACATACCCCTAGCAGGTCTGCTTTGATCGTATCCACTATTCGTTGATGGTGCAGCAACTTTAGGTTTGTCTAGGTCTGCAATATCAGACTTAGGTTTTATAACCTCAGATGCTTTATCATATTTGTTTACTGATAACCAATATCCATCTCCATTCTCTTTCGGTGTAGCCTTTAATTGAAAACTAAGTACATCTCCTGGGGATGGAAATTCTGATTCAGGTAAATCAACGTATGGGGGATCAACACTATCATCCCTTTTTTGCCATTTCCATTCCTCTTTGTTTGGATCTTCCTCAAAGATTACTCTAGGAGGTATGTGATAAGGTTTACCATTTTTTTTACTTATACCCTCTAATACTGGTTTCATTTCATGAACTGTTAGGTTTGTGAAGTTAAAGATTATATTGCCTAGTTTTCCTGTCTTAGGATCTCTTACCTCTGATTCATCGTGTGCTGCTTTGTATGGAAATATAGTTACACTTGCCATAATTTTTCTCCTTGCCTATATAGGTCTTTCTTTTTCTGGTTTTTGTTTTATGTTTATCCTTGGTACTTTAGGTATCAAGCATCTTTCTAGTTTCTCGGTTATCTCAGAGCCTTGCTTCCACAAAGACTTAGCTTTGTTTCCATTCACTCTCTCTGCTACAACTTTCTCAACTGTATGTTCTGGTACTATGAAGCTTTCCAACTCTTCTGCATTCATTGTTTCTCCAAACTCTGCTCTGAATCTGTTTGGATCATACTGCCTATCGGTCTTCAAGTCTGTCACAAAGTTAGAACTATCAAGTCTTGTTGCATTATCAGACTGCATTGCCTGGATTAGCACAGACTCCAAATAGTTTTTTCTTTCATACGTTACTTTCAATGCTTCATTGATAGTATGAAGTTCACTAACTACTTGTTCTAATTCTTCTTTATCCATATCATCCTTTCTTGGTAACAACATTGTTACTCATCAATCTTGTAATACTTCCCTCCCCCCTTTAAGGGGGGGAGTATTGTGTTACTCCATTAGTTTTTATAATTTTCTATAGCTATATCTAACGCATAATCTAAAGCAACTGCTTGTTCTTTGTTGATCATTGCAGAAAATATCTTTAGCTTCTGATGTGTTTCATCTTTCACATTAGCCACGTGCAGCTTTCCTGTCTTTGCTACCATAGTTTGTTCTCCTTTCTATGTGCAGTCATGCCCAGGTGTTCCCACCATCATGCAATGCACTACATTTTTTTTATCAACATCCAAGTTACAATCATCTTTGAATGGTACTTGCCCATTGTAAGAAGCTTTAGCTTGATCTCTCAGATGTCGTTGATACATATCATCTATCTCCTCCTCTGTTGGTTGTCTGAATATTTCTCTCATCTCTTTCACAAAGTCTGTTCCATAGTATTCTTCTATCTGATCCAAGATAAATCTTGAAACATCCTTGGGTGTGTAGATACCATCACTCTTGTTACAGATAATGTCTATCACTTTGTTTATGTCATGAACTTGTTTTGTCATTTCTTACTCCTTGTATTTATTAGTATAACATAATTACACATTATATCAAATCGTTATACATTGTTATTCAATCTTTTTTAGTATTTCCTTGCACAATTCTTGGGGTACTTTGCTACGTTCATAATTATTTTTCAATCCTTGTGTGCCAGTTCTTGATCCTCTTGGTGCAGCAACGTGGTCACAGTTTGGATTACCATTCTTGCATTGCGGTCTTGGTATCCAGGTTAGATTGTTGGTCCATATGTCTGTAGGTTTAGCTCTGTTTATTCCTATGCCATCAAAGTATTGACAGTACCAAACTGTATTCCTCATGAAATAAGTGTCAGACATTACAGACATTTTTCTTAACATACCTCTAGGATTTTCTATATAAAAGTATTTAGGTTGTAAAGATTTTATTATCTCAATAGTTTTTTCTACTATCTTTATTCCTATCTCTGCTTCTTTACTTTTTGGTGTAAGTGTATCTCCCTCTCGTGTCCAATGACGATAAACACTAGCCACACTAAAGGTTGTGCAAGGTGGAGATGCCCATACAATATCTGGTCTTCCATATTCTGATAACATTTTCTCTACATCAAAATCAAATATGCTGCAGACCTGGTCTATCTTTTCAAAAGATTGTATGTCTGTGCAGTAACTTTCATAACCTAAATCCTCGGCAACTTTAGAAAAACTTCTTGATCCAGCAAACAACTCTAATACTTTCATAACTCATCCCTCAATATTTGGTATGCAACTGCAGCCTGTTTAGGTACAACTCCATTCCCTAGTATCTTTAGCTTAGAACTTCTAGCCAGTTCTCTTCCCAACCCATCAGCCACTCCACGAACTTTGGATTGAGTCTTGATTCTGGGTGCAAGGTCTGGTCTTTCTTCAATAACCTGTGTCCATCTTGGATCGTTAAATCCTGGGGGAAATTCCATTGGTCTTCCACTTGGTCTGGTAGTGTATTTCCCCTCGGTGTTTTCCCTTTCCAATCCCTCGCCACTGGTGTTCTCCACATCAATGCCTGACCTGGTAGTAGGACTGTTCCATCCGATCTCGTTATGTACCCGCTCGTTGTCGGTGTCTGCCACAGATCTGCTGCCTTGCCCAATGACGCTGGTCTTTCTTTCACGTTTGCCGAAGAGTTTGGTGCTTCTGGCATGGTGTCTGGAGTGGGCCAAGATAAATACTCTTTCTCTCTGATGAGGTGCTCCAACTTCTTTAGCTTGTAGAGTAATCCATTTTGCATCATACCCCATCTCGGAAAGTCCTCCAATGACAACTTGGATACCTCCAAGAAAGAGACCTGAGACGTTCTCCAGGAACAACTCTCTTGGTCGTATCTCGCTAACCAATCTAGTGATGTCTTCCCATAACCATCTTTCGTCTTCTGTTCCCTCTCTTCTTCCTGCTCCGCTGAATGGTTGACATGGAAATCCTCCAATGATTGCATCCACTTTTCCAACAAATGGTTTGCAATCGAGGGTGGAGGTATTGCTCCAAATAGGTGCTTGATCCAGTCGACCTGTTCGTATTTTTTCAACCAAAACTGCGGCGGCTTCAAAATCTCTTTCCACGTATAGGAGCGGGATAGCTCCTGGGTTACCTCTTCTATATCCAACGTCCAATCCTCCAGCTCCTGTGTAGAGTGAGATGTAGGTATGTATATCCACATTATTCCTTCTCTTTCTTTTCATTTGTTTATTCATTTGATTAGGTATGGGCATGGACTAAATGAATAAGAAAAAAAATCCATGCCCTGTAATATTATGTTTCGTCTTCGCAATCATTGC